TACTTGGACTACTAGCAGTAATAGGAACAATCTTTGGTGCTATCGCAGGTTCTAAAAAATCTAAAGAGTTAAAAGAACTCGAAGGTAAGATTGATGAATCTAAGAAAGAAGAAAAGAGTGTTGAAACTAAAATTGCTAAGTTAGAAAAGAATAAGAAAAAGAACAAAAAAGAAATTACTTCTTTGAAAAGAAAACTAACCATTTCTAAAAAGAAAACAACGAAAATGGAAAAGACTTTTGAAAAAGGTGATTCGGATAAAGCCGCAGAGTTCTTAAAAGATTTTAGTAAATAAAGGTAAAGATATGAAAAAGTTAATAGTAATGTTGGCTTTGTTTGGGTTTATTTATTCTCAAGATAAAGTTTATACTTTTACTGAAGAAGAAGTCACTAATATGGCTAACAAAGTAAAAGACTTACAAACTCAAGTTGAGAATCAAACAGAGCAAATTAGTGTTTATGACGAGTTGATGAAAAAATATGAAAATCAAGCACAAATTGATTCAATGTTGATTTCATTTAAAACTCAACAAATAGATATTTTAAAAGACCGAGAAGTCTTATATGAGAAACAGATTAAACTTGTTAAACCTAAATGGTATGAAAACAAGTGGTTGTATTTTACATTTGGTGTAGTTGCAACTTCAGTTTCAGTAAAACTTGCCGGTGAAATAGTTGATTAATGAGTGATAAAAAACAATTAAAAGAAGCCATTAAAAGAGAATACGCTAAGTGTGCAACTGACCCTGTTTATTTTTTGGGTAAGTATGGAATAATCCAACACCCTGTTAGAGGTAAAGTTAATTTTAATCTATACGACTTTCAGGAAAAATCACTGCAATCTTTTATGAAACACGACTACAATATCGTGTTAAAAGCTAGACAATTGGGTTTATCAACATTAACTGCTGGATATGCTTTGTGGATGATGACATTTCAACAAGATAAAAATATTTTGGTCATTGCTACAAAACAAGAAACAGCAAAAAATTTAGTAACAAAAGTTAGAGTGATGCACGCTAACTTACCAGGTTGGTTGAAACAACCTTGTGTTGAGGACAACAAATTATCATTACGATATAAAAATGGTTCTCAAATTAAAGCGGTAGCGAGTTCTGAGGAATCAGGTCGTTCGGAAGCCTTGTCGTTGTTGATTATTGATGAGGCCGCGTTTATCGATAAGATAGACACGATATGGGGAGCCGCGCAACAAACACTAGCGACTGGTGGTAGAGCTTTAGTTATCTCTACACCAAATGGTGTTGGTAATTTTTTCCATAAAACTTGGATAGGTGCTGAGGACGGAACTAATGATTTTAATTTTATTAAATTACATTGGTCGGTTCACCCTGAAAGAGGACAAGAGTGGAGAAATGAACAAGATAAATTATTAGGGCCTTCATTAGCCGCTCAAGAATGTGATTGTGATTTTATTACTTCTGGTCGTGGTGTTATTGATGGTTTACTACTTGAAAACTTAAAAGAAAGTAGTGTAAGAGAACCAATGGAAAAAAGAGGTATAGACTCTAACTATTGGATATGGCAACCACCAAACTATACGAAAAATTATGTGGTAAGTGCCGATGTTAGTAGAGGTGACGGAACAGATTATTCAGCGTTCCATATTATAGATGTAGAATCTTTGGAACAAGTAGCTGAATACAAAGGTAAAATCTCTACACAAGATTTTGGAAATATGTTAGTCAATGTGGCTACTGAATATAACAATGCTTTGTTGGTTGTGGAAAACAATAATATTGGTTGGGCAGCAATTCAACAAGTAATTGATAGAGAATATCCAAACTTGTTTTATACAAGTAAAGATTTGCAATATGTTGATGTTCAACATCAAATGACAAATAAATATAGAGTTCAAGAACGAAATATGGTTCCTGGATTCTCAACAACTCAAAAGACTAGACCTTTAATTGTTGCAAAGTTAGAGGAAATGTTCAGAGAAGAATCAGTTGTAGTTCATTCTCAAAGACTAATTGATGAGCTGTTTGTATTTATTTATAATGGAAATAGAGCGGAAGCAATGACCGGATACAATGATGATTTGGTAATGTCTTTCGCAATAGCCCTTTGGGTTCGTGATACTGCGTTAAGATTAAGAGCAGAAGGTATAGAACTTTCTAAACAAGCTATACAAGGTATCGGACAAAATCCAGGAGTCTATACATCTGAAGTTCAGAAAAATGATTCTTGGGAAATGGATGTAAAGGGAGAAAAAGAAGATTTAACTTGGTTAATTAAATAAGAGGTGAAATATGGCTGAAAGAAATTTATTCAGTAGATTACAACGACTATTTTCTACAAATGTAATTGTAAGAAATGTCGGTGGTAGACAATTAAAAATAGCAGATACTGCACAAGTTCAAGCAATATCAGGGAAAGATTTAGTAGATAGATTTTCTCGTTTATATAAAAGTCCACACGGAATGAGTGGATACAATCAATCATTGTATCAAAAAACAATGCGTATGGGATTGTTTAGAGATTATGAAGCAATGGATTCAGACCCGTTGATTTCATCAGCACTTGATATTTATGCTGACGAAACAACATTAAAGTCAGAATACGGAAAAATATTAAGTATTAAATCAGACAATAATCAAATACACGATATTCTACATAATTTATATTATGATATTTTAAATATTGAGTTTAATTTATACCCGTGGACTAGAAACTTATGTAAATACGGAGATTTCTTTTTAAAACTTGACATTAACGAAAATTATGGTATTACAAATGTAGAACCTTTATCAAGTTATGATGTTGCAAGAGTAGAGGGTGAAGACCCAGACAATCCTTATTATACAAAGTTTGTATTGGAAAGTGGAGACATCAGACAAACACAACAAGGTGCAAAAACAGAATTTGAAAGTTATGAGATAGCACACTTCAGAATGATTTCAGATTCAAATTTCTTACCTTATGGTCGTTCAATGTTAGAGGGTGGTAGAAAAGTATGGAAACAATTATCACTTATGGAAGATGCTATGTTAATTCATAGAATTATGAGAGCACCAGAAAAAAGAATATTCAACATTGACATAGGTAATATCCCACCAGCAGAAGTTGACCAATATATGCAAAAAATAGTTGGTAAAATGAAGAAAGCTCCGGTTATTGACGAAAACGGACAATACAATTTAAAATACAATATCCAAAACATCACAGAAGACTTTTTCTTACCTGTTCGTGGTGGTGATAGTGGAACAAGAATAGAAAACCTTAGTGGGTTAGAATATCAAGCCACAGACGATATTGAGTATTTAAGAAACAAATTATTAGCATCATTAAAGATACCACAGCCTTATTATGGTTATGCTGAGAAAGCTGGTGAATCAAAAGCAACACTAGCGGCAGAAGATGTTAGATTTGCAAGAACCGTAGAAAGAATACAAAGAATTATGGTTAGTGAATTAACAAAGATTGGTATAGTTCATTTATATTCACAAGGATATACAGACCAAGACCTTGTTAATTTTGAATTACAATTAACTAATCCATCTAAAATCTACGAACAAGAAAAATTAGAATTGTTAGGACAACGAATAACAGCGTTCAATGACTTGACATCAGAAAATTCAGTAACACCTAAAGAGTGGGCTTATAAACAAATATTTGGATTTTCTGAAGAAGAAATAAAAGGATTTGAAGAAAAATTAGTTGAAGACAAAATTCAAGAATTTAGATTGGAGTCAATAAAGACAGAAGGTAATGACCCTAAACAAGCCGCAGAACAAGAACAACAAGAAGGTGAAGAAGAACTAGCTAGTAGAACCGGAACTGAAGAAATCGGTGAAGAAGGTGGTTCTCCTGAAGGCGGTTGGGAAGGTGCTGGAAGACCAAAAGAAATGACACATTATGGAAAAGACGGAAGTGCAAGAGGTCGTGACCCACTAGGTAATCACGAAAGAAAAAAACTTCGTAGTTCTAGTCCAAGATACGGCAAAGCGTATAGAGAATCATTAGGTTTAGATAAGTTAAAATCAAAAGTTGACAAAAAATTAATCAACGAAGCCGAAGTAGTAAAAAGTGAATACAAAACTGAAGTTTCTTCGTCTTTAAATGACGATTAAATTGATTAATTATTTACTTACATTATATTTATAATTGATAGAGTATATCAATAAGGATTGGTGTTTATAAAAAAGGAGTTAAGGAATAAATATGTCCCAAAAAATAAAACATTCTAAGATAAAGAATACAGGTTTATTATTTGAAATTTTAACAAGACAAGTAACAGCTGACATTTTAAATAATAAAGAATCAAAATCAGTTAATTTATTAAAAAAATACTTTAATGAAAACACTGCATTAGGGAAAGAGAAAGAGTTATATGATATTCTCTTAACAAATTCTTATCAAGATGAATCAAGAGCAGAAAAATTACTAGAAGCTGTTATCAAAACAAGACAAAGAATAAGTAATAAAGATTTAAAAGTTGAAAAATACAACTTAATTAAAGAAATATCTGAAACTTTTTCAGCGAAAGATTTCTTTAACACAAGAGTATCAAATTACAAAACTTTAGCTTCTATATACAAATTGTTTTTAGTTGAAACAACAAAAATAGATTTTAATCCAAAACAAGTTGTTGATACTAAATATACAATTTTAGAAAGCATAACATCTAAACCTATTAAAGAAAAACCAAATTCATTGGTAGAAACTTTAAGAAAAGAAGAAAGAGATACTCAATTATTATCATATCAAATTTTAGTTGATAAATTCAACAAAAAATATACCAATTTATCAGAATCACAAAAATCACTTCTAAGAGAATACATTAATAATATATCTAATTCTAATTCTTTTGGTAAGTTCATAAATGAGGAAATCACAAAGGTTGTAAACGAGTTAAAATCACTATCCAGAAAAGTAAATGATAAAGTGGTAAAAATCAAACTAACAGAAGCTATTAATCAAGCTAAAAACTTTACAACTAAGTCGGTCGTTAAAGATAACCAAGTTATTTCTTTAATGAGATACTATGAACTAATCAAGGAATTAAAAGATGTCACAAGCGTTAAATAATTTAAAAAAACTTATCATTGAAACAATCGAAGAAGAAAATTCAATAGAAGAAAAATTGAATTTGTTTTTTGAAAAAAACGTTCCAACAAATCCAAGTAAGTGGTCTTATTACAAATCACAAGCAAAGAAAAAGTTTGATGTTTATCCATCAGCTTATGCTAATGCTTGGGCAGCTAAAATGTATAAAGGAGCTGGTGGTGGTTGGAAAAAAGAACAAATAGGTGAAGCCTCAATGACCGGTAATTTAGACGGAGGAGAGGGGCCACCAAAAACACCTTACGCTTTTCAATCAAAGAAAAAAAGAAAACAAGATAAAGACAAAGAAGATTCAATAGCAACAACTTCAACAGGATTTAAAAAAGTAAATGAAGTTACTAAACAAGAAGTCAATGCATTAAAAAATCTTATAAACGGTATTGGTAAACTAAAAAAAGATTTCTCAAAAGCAACCAATTTAGGTGACAAAGAACTTAAGAAAAGAAATTACAATAAACATTATGAAACACTTCTTACCGCCGAAAAAGCAATGGTAAAACTTATGCAACTTTTCAGAAACAAACAAATGTTAGGTGAGGGTCGTTATCATCAATGGAGAAACGACGAATCTTTAACACCAAAACAAAAAATTGGTAGAAGTATTCGTGAAGTTCGTAATTCATTAAACGAATTAGACAAAACAATTAAAATGAATCAAAAATTAAAAAATGAATTAAAAGTAGATTCAAAAGATTATTGGAAAACTACACATAAAGCTTTAAGTAGT